TGACTAGCCCCTGCAAAACAGCCATCACCTCTTCATCCGTCATTGCTTTATCAAATGTAACGCCGCGACTACTGCTGTTGCGTGGCAATAGCACCTCATCACATTTTGATTTATAGTTATTTGCTTCATCATCCATTCTGCTGCTCCAGTAATTTCTCCAGTCGCTCAAGTCGTGCGGCGAGTTCAGTAACTTCGGCAATATCCAGCCCTGTCCTGATAACCTCGGCAAATGTCTTACCAATGTCCACAGGTATAACACCAGCGGCTATACCTCGAATGACGGCGTCAATCTTCTGCACTGGAGTTCCGTCATCAGGGAAGTCCACCTCAAACACTGGGGCAACTGGTTTCGGCAACGGACTGAATCGAACGATAAGCTCCTTCATCATCGCCGTGTCACGTTCAATCATTGCCATCTCAACGATGGTGTCATAGAGTTTTTCCTCACTAAACCCCTTTCTCTCAAGAGCCTCAACAAGCAGCTTGCGCTTATCTTTCCCGCGTTTGTTTTGTGGTTGATTTTCTTTACTGAATAGCTTTTTAGCCATAGATAAAACCTATCAATATTCCGCTATTTTTCCGTTATTCGATATTGTAACAGATTCTACACCATGGCGTTAATGGCAAAAAAGAACCCGCACAAGGCGGGTTAAAGGTTGGGTGATGATATGAGGAAAGCAATGGTGGTTATGTGCTTATTGTACACCATCATTATCACGCTTGCCAGCATAGCACCATGCGTTTTCATTGCGAGTCTGCACATGAACTATTTCAAGCGCATCAGGGAATGTTTTGGCAACCTTCGCTATAAAATCGTCCAATTCGTGCTGCTTGGCGAGTTGCCAAACCTTCGATTTAGTTGTTTGCATTAGCAAAATCCCTCGTTGAGCACATGCACTTAATGTTATGCACGCCATTGTCCGGCACAACCTCAATGTAATTACCTATCTGCACCATCATGTAGTGACACGTCTTCATGCTGTTCCAGTGACGTTCCCACATGTTTTGCATTGCGTCGCCAATGTCGTTAAACATAATGCACAACTCCTGCAATGGCTGCCATCAATACCAGAACATAAACAGCAAGGAAGATTTTAGCGCCAGTGGTGTATCGGCGTCTTTGGTGATTGTTCGTGTTACCCATTGCTAACCCCTCTCAACTCAGCCGTAAGAGCCATAATCATCCCATCTTCTCTTTCCCATAAAATCTCACCGCCCTCAGACATCACAAGCTGCCATACAATCTGTGCAGCCTCTTCTGTTACATCTCTTGGAGGTTTATTGCCAACACGAATTCGCATACCTGACTTATGTTCTTTCATCATAGCAAGAACAATTTTTTTACTTAACGGAGAGAATCCAAGCTGTAATTTTGGTGTGCTGCTCATTAGTATGTCTCCACTAAAGCGTGCGCCACATAGAGCGCACTTATAATTAATATGAACGGGTAGCTATTCACTTTTCAGGCACTCTACGCAAGTGCCATTGATGAAGTGATGCTTATGATTGCTGAGACTTTCGAATTGCTGCGCTGTAGTGTCGCACTCATCAGGAATGAGCGCCTGTTTATCTCGCAACGCCTCTTCAAGTTCTGCAATTCGACATCCATCATCAAGAGCCTGGTCTTGCATATGTTTGATTTCATCCAGTAGTGCCAAAGCAACCTTTGGATTAAAGGCAGCAATAAATTCAGCGTTGTTTTTCAGAACGTGTTTCGCAATGGCCTGACCACTTAGTCGGACCTCATAACCACGTGCGCCACGGTGTGGTTTATATGAGTCCCAGTCTCCCCACGTTGCTTTCACTGCCGCCTCACGCAGTGCCTGATAGTTAGTTTTGATCATACCCTAACCCCCATAATTTCTTCGTAATAACCATCTTCTTCAAACTCAATCTTTGCGATTTTGAGTGCATCCTCATCGGTGATGTCAATCGCTTTGAATTTGCACTTTGCCAGCACGATGCAGCCGGACAGGATTAGCCACTTATTCCACCAGTGAACTCGCTTGATTGTCTTGCTCGCATACATTTTGTTCTGCACAAACCAGAACTCATATGTTTTTACTTTTGCCATATCATCACCAGTCTAAATAAACGTGCTGAATCGTGTTCATAACACAACAATCAGCTCATCCATTACCCTTCGCTTGCCCTCACCATTAAACACGCGCACAACGCGATTTACGCGGATAGATTCCATTGCATTGCGTGCCTGCTTGCTCATAAAGTTCTGCGCCCCAACGTGACCGAGTTCCTGTTCCAGCTTCTCGCGACGATAGATAGTTTTTGCCATTTGTTAAGCCCCATAAGAGTTAATGATTGCCTTAATGCGGCGACGATACCATTGCATGATGTGTTCGTTATGCCAGTTGCTCATTTTGTTACTCCTTATACCCTGATTTGGAAACTGCCACTGCAATGATGATGAATGCCACGATAACCATACTGGCGATAAGTTCGAATGCTGCGCCTGTCATTTGTTCACCAACCACCATTTGACGCCATGTGCGTCTTTTTCTTTGGAAATCTTACCAATAACTTCATATCCTCTGTCTCCGATTAAAAATACAAGCCCTTGCTCAGGCAAGTAATCGTGGCAATCATATACTTTACCAACCGTCACATAACGACATGACTCATCTACCTCGATGGCTTTCACTCTTATCATTTTTTCGAATCCTTATATTCATCTTCAGTCATTTTCTTAACCCATAAGCTTAGATTAAAGCCTGCATTGCTGCGTTCCAGAATGCCTAAGCAGGAATGCTGTTGTTCTGGCGGTTAACTGCAATGCGTGCCATAGCCTGTGCGTCTTCAAATTCTTCACGGTCTTTAACTTTCATCTATTCACCCTCGTTTGTTCCGATGAGTTCAATCTACATCAGTTGTGATTCTACGTCAACAGGAATGCGTTAAAAACGTGCTCGTGGGGTAATTTTTTGCTCGTGGGGCAGCTCTTGGGGCAGGGGGCATTCCCCACGGCAAAGCCTTGTGCCGTGTGGGTTTTAACATGTTTGGGGAAGTGGGGAAAATTTCATACCCATCCCCTTATAAATATATTAAAACAATCAATTTGTTAATATTATGTTAATTACTATCTATAATATGAATAATAATATTACCCATTAACCCAAATAATAATAATTATATTATATTACATACACTTAGAGTAAAACTTCGTGGGGAAGGTGATGTTCCCCACGGTTTCCCCACGTTACCCACAAGGGCGCATTTGATGTTGCATGATTCAATACTTATGATATGATTCAATCATAATTTGTTGCTGTTGGAGGTTTTTGTGAAACTTGATAAGTACGGCAAAAAGAATGCAGCTCTTTCTGGGTTGTCGGTGGTTTCAGTAGGTGAGACTGTGATGATTAACTCGAAGAGGTTTGGAGGCATTGCAAACCTGAGGAACGCATTAAACTACTTCATGCGCAGGAATGAAGGCATGAAATTCTCAACAAAGGTTGGGTATCCTGACAAAGACATGGTTTACGTAAAAAGGATTTCATGATGATCACAGCGCAAGACATCTTCAACGAAGCAAGGGAGTTAAAAGTATCTCCGGCTCGCGTCGCCTTCCATCATGGCATGACACCAAGCTCAAACATGTGGATTGACATCAAAGAAGGGAAAGAACGCGATGTAACGTACTCAGAAACAGAACTAACCAGCGAGCACCGGACTGATTTACTGTCTCGTTATGCAATCGCTGCAGCTCGTGCCGTTCAGTTCCCAATAAATACATCGTTCATGCATTTACTTGGGTGCGTTGCCAGCGCAATGACGAGAAACTTTAGCGTTGAGTATTACCATTCAGAACTTCCAGTTTCTCTTTACGTGGTTACTTCTCAGCCTCCATCAGCAGGGAAAACCGCTATCAACTCAATGCATATGAATCCGGTGAAGATTGAATATGACAACCTTTCCAAAAAGATGGAAAAACAAATCATAAAAATAAATCTTCGCATCGAAGAGTTGATGAAGGCATACAAAGAGGCCAGTAATCAGAATGCAAAGGCACTAATCGGAGATGATATTGCTCGGGAAAAGGAGAAGCTGGAAGAGCTTTATACGATTACATATCCACTTACTGACGCAACTCCAGAGGCTGTTCAGCATCAGGCAATCCATGAAGGTGGTTTTTTTAATCTGATAAGTGACGAGGCCAGCGTTCTTAACACATGTCTTGGCCTCTCTTACGGAAAGGAAGGTGGAAAGGCAAACGCCGAAGTCATCCTGAAGGGATGGGATGGAGGATTCATTGGTTCTGCTCGTGTTGGTCGTGGTGTTTCATCTGGTTATGTGCTTGGAAACATAAGTGTGATTGCTCAGGATGAAAGTATTGATGCCATTCTTGCTGCTGGCGACAGGGGTAACGGTCTTTCTGAACGTTTCCTGATGTTGCGAGAGCAATCAATGCTCGGCTATCGCGAACACTGGGACATGGTTAATGACTGCCCTGTAAGCAAGCCAATGCCAGACAGCTTGAAGTCAGAATATGCAAGATTTATACATAATGTTGTGTCAGCAGAAAAAACAAGACTGACGCTTCACAATGACTCAGCAAGAATGATCGGCCTGTTGCGAAATCAGTGGGAGAAAAACTTTCTTCCCGGAGGTAAGTGGGACCACGTTCTTCTTCGTGGCGCAATGGGTAAAGCTGATAAGCAAATAATCCGCCTGGCAGCAATATTTCACGCTGCTGAAAACTGGTGCGATGGAGGAAAGCGTTCAAAGATTATCGGTGAAAATGAGATTAGTCGCGCCATCAGTGTTTATGACGCACTGACAAAAACGTTCACTGATGCTGTTGAATCAAATGGGTATGCCGGTGAACGATCTGAGTTTGATGTTGTTGCAGAGAAGCTACGCTCCGCCGCTCAGAAAGGGAAAAATAGCGTAACGGTGAAGTGGCTTTATGATTCACTTAAAAACGTAAGACCATTCAAAGGGATACCTAAAATTTATGACCGACTCAGATCAAGTGTATTGCCATCACTTGAAGAGGATGGTTACTGCGTATTTATCGGAAATACTGTTCACATAAATCCGAGGTTGAAATGAGAACAATATCAGGCGAACTTTGTCGCTCAGAAGGTTCATGGCATTTCAGGACGCATGGTTATTCGACGTGGTTTTTCTGGAGTGGAATTAACAAAGTATGGATTCGCTCTAATTACCACGTGCTTGATGATTACTGGCACAGATTTTGTATTGGTTATGTTGATATTTCAAAATTGATGATTAAGTGAGGTAATTATATGGCTAACCTGCAACTTGCCGTCAAAGGTGAATACTTCGATGCCATGATTCGCGGAGAGAAAACGGAAGAATATCGCCTTTTTAATGACTACTGGAAGAAGCGCCTTATTAACTTTAAAGATAGCGGACAGATTGGAAGGAAGTACGAAAGGTTAATTATCACAAAAGGATATCCAAAGAAGGACGATAAATCCAGGCGTATTGATATCCCATACGATGGATGGACGGTTAAGACCATCAACCACCCACACTTCGGCCCTGACCCGGTGGAAGTGTTCGCAATAAAAGTTAACATCAAAGCATAACAAAAACCCTCCGATTGGAGGGTTTCTTTTATCTGCTAACTGACATTTTCTCTATCAGCTCTCCAGCGTCATAAATCTTTCTCCTGATTCTCTTTGCCATCCTGATTGTGTCAGCATCATCAGGAAGCATCACCGGAATCCCTGCATTTTCTGCTGCGCATAGTTCGTCGAATTTATAATTAACTATGCAACGCAACCGTGCTTTCATCTCATCACTAACCGAGCGCACCACTTCCCACATGTTTTCCGGCGACCAGCAGCACCAGACATGAGCGCCAGTGAAGTAATGGCACTTCCACGCGTCGGCATAATCAGATACCAGGTAAATGAACTTTCCGTTGTCTTCACCGATTGGACTTATCGCGCCACGTGTGAGTTTTCCGTTAATGGCTGAGTCTTTGTTGTATCCTGCTTTGTAGAATGTTCTGAATGAATCACCATTCATACCAATGAATGCCACGTTGCACGGCTTCATTGTGTCATAACGCACCATCTCAACCGCAACAAGCTCTCCAGATTTCCCTCTGGCGACGTTAACGTCGCAACCAATACCATTTATCAATGTCCACTCATTCATCGCGACACGCGTTGTTTTAGCCATGATTGCGGCGACTTCCTGCTCGGTGATAAAGTCATCGTTGTGATTTATCTTCGGTATCTCTTTCCTGATTGCCTCCAGTTTTTCGCGCGGGTGCATATTCAGGAATCCACCAAGCGCCTCCAGTGCTTCAGGAAAGCTCATGCCTGAAAGTTTCATCAGCCAGTTCATGCCGCTGCCAGAACCGCACTGATTGCAGATTGCACCGCCATCGCCTTTTGTTTTGAAGTTGTCATCAAAGCGATACCTGTCTTTTCCTGAGCATGACGGGCACGGCTGGTGCTTGCCATTGAAAACTCTGCTATCCACATTGACGATAGACATGATGGCAGCTTGCCAATTTCCGAGCATTTTTGGCTCGATTTCCTTCCAGTCGTATCTCATAAATTGACCCTTGATTGTTGGTGTAGATTGAGTATAAGCTAACTGACGTAGAAACATCAACAAAGGTTAGTAGCTATGACGCATAAAATAGACGCAATGATTGCGGAACTTGACATAGACAAATTGCGGTCAGTTGTTCATACGGGTGAGATTGAGCCGCGACCATATCAGTGGCTGGTTTATGAAAAGACGGCTGAAGTTATCCGCAAGTTTGGCAAATACCCGAAACCAAGTTTTGTGACTGCATCAGTAGGTGCTGGCAAGACCATTATGATTGCCATGATTGCGCGGCGCTTTCAGGATATGGGTTGGGAAGGGCTTGTTATTGCCCGTCAGGGAGAAATTATTGAGCAGGATGCTGAAGAACTATGGAATCTGAGTGTAAAAAACTCACTTTTCAGCGCGTCTCTTGGCAGAAAGTCAACGGCATACCCTCTTATTGCTGGCACTGAGGGAACAATAATAAATGGACTTTTCGATAAGAAGGACGACTCAGGTAATATTCTTTCTAAAGGTGCACTTTCAGATTTTTGCCCTCGCTATATCCTTATTGACGAATGCCACCAGATGAATTGGGAGGACGTGGTAAGCGAAAGTCCTGAAACGCAATATGGCGTCATCATGACTGAACTTAACCGCAGATGTAAGGCTAAATACGGTCACGATGTCATCGTTATTGGATATACAGGTAGCCCGTTTCGTGGCACCGACTCGATTAAGGGTGCTTACTGGAAACATGAAATAGTAAACATTGACACCAAATATCTTGTTGATATTGGATTCCTTGTTCCGACGATTTTTGGTCTGCATGATATTGATGACTTGCATTACGATCTGTCAGCATTTGAAGCGTCAGGAAGCGATGGCACGCAGGATTTTACTGCCGAGCAGCTCAAGCAGATGCAAAAAGAAATCCTTGAGCAAGGAACTCTTACTCAGAAAATAATGCTGAAAGTTATGGAGCTGACAAAAAACAGGAACGGAGTGCTGATTACATGCGCTGGCAAGAAGCACTGTCAGGAGGCGGCAAAATATTTACCTGAAGGAAGTTATGCGATCGTCACTGAAGATATGGGGCAGAAAGCCAGACGCAAGGCATTGAAAGACGCATATACTGGCAAGATTAAATATGTTTTCCAGATTGGCTGTTTGACGACAGGCGTCAATATACCGCTTTGGGATACAAGCGTTATATTGCGAAAAATAATGTCACTCACACTTCTTGTTCAGTTGCTTGGTCGCGGGATGCGTCTGCTGAAGAAAGAACAAATTGATGCCGGGTATCATAAAGAGGATCACCTGGTTCTTGATTTCTCAGGAACGATGTTTGAGCTTGGTAAGTTATATGAAGACCCGATTCTGGAAGAGGCTGAAGCGCAACGTTCAAAACGCAGTGGTGAACAGGTTCCGTGCCCTAAGTGTGGGACAATGAACAGCCCATATGCGCGTCGCTGCATTGGCAAGGATGCACTATCGCCAGATGGTCGGTGCGAGGAGTTTTTCAGTTATATCCGTTGCGGATTCGATAAGCACGGCATCCGTATTTTTGATGATGGATGTGGTACTAAAAACGACCCTACGGCGCGTTATTGCCGGCATTGCGATCACGTTTTGCGCGACCCAAATGCGGCATTGAATGAGCGTGCGTATACGGATAATGAATGGACTGAAGTTAAAGACTTCAAGATTGAATTAACGAAAGATGAAAAAGGTGTTGTTTATCGTTATTTCATTATGAAGGAGAACGGGAAGGAAGGATGGGCTAATGAGGTCTTTTATCCTTTTGGGAGGCAAGAGAAGTATCTGAAAAATCAGTTCAAGATTAAAGGTTTGTTAAATCATGTGTCAGACAGGAATCTAATTGATAACCTTATGAATTGCCACAACGCAAAAGCATTCATGGCGTTTACTGGCCTTATCCGCGCACCAAAGCGCATCACGCACCGGTTTAACGATAAAGGCCGAGACATAATCCACAGAAAAGATTTTACAGGAGAATAAAGTGAAGCAGCTTGATAGCGGTATATGGGTATTTGATAGCGGTTATCGTGGTGAGTGTCCGAAAGAGGAGACTGACCAGATTGGTTACGGCACATGGATGCAACACCGCTTCCCTGATGTTCTCTGGTTTCACGTGCCCAACGAAACTGGCACATCAAGCCGGGTGCAGTTTGTGCTGAAGCGCCAGAAGATGGGGGTTAAGACTGGAATAGGCGACAATGTGATAATGACGCCGGGAGTGAAGCACAGTTGCGGAATGATTGAGGCAAAGCGTCGCGATAAAAGCAAAAGCAGGGTGAGCAAGGAACAATCGGCAGTGCTAACTGAGATGTGCAGGCTTGGTCATTATGCCGCCATCGCTTATGGGCTTGATGAGCTAAAAAAAGCCACGCTTTTCTATTTTGGCTTGCCTTTTGATGTGGATTGATGTAGATTCATTTACGTGATGATGAGTGAGGTTAATTATGAGTAAAACTAAAACAGTTAAGAAGAAAGCAAAAATGCAAGTTCGCGATGCTATTGAGAAGATAGTTTCTTGTGGGCTTTCTGTTTATGAACATGAAAACAATAGCGAGCATGATAATGAGGTAAGACATTTGACTATTCTTGGTGGAGTTCGAAGAGTTAGTTTTTATCCATCAACCCTCACGGTATTTGCTTCAAAGGAAAAAGATTTTCCTCAGGTTAAAACTTCAGGTATTGATGCGGCTATTCGCGTTGCTAAGGATGGAAAATGAAAGTCTATTTCAATAATGAATTAACTAATGAGCAGTACCATGCCGACGCCGAGCATATTAATGGTTCCGGTTTGTGGAACATTTATGACAGATGTCCCGCAGCGTGGCGCTACAAAGACGAAGAAGATGAACAATCAAAAGCTCTTGTCTTCGGCACGGGAAGCCATACAGCTCTGCTTGAACCTGAGCGTTTCGATGCTGAATATGCTCGCATGCCAACCAAAGAAGATTTTGGTGATGAACTGCTTGTTACTGTCAGTGACATGAACTCATGGGCGAAAGAGCGTGGCATCAAGGGGCTTTCAGGAAAGTCGAAAGCCGAGGTGATTAAAATTATTCAGGCCACTGGCGAACATGTAAAGATTTACGATGTTATCCGTGAAGAAGCTGAAAAAGCTGCGTCTGGAAAGCAAATGCTGGAAGGTGGTGATTATGATGCCATTCAGCAAATGCGCGCTGTAATCCACGCAAACAGCTACTACAGCAGCCTTCTTGCTGGAGCTTATGCTGAAGTGTCAATTCTCGGCGAACTTAACGGAGAAAAAGCAAAGGTTCGCTTTGACTGCCTTACGAAAGGTGGTGACATCATTGACTACAAAACAGCGGTTAGCGCCAAGCCTGATGAATTTTTCCGTCATGCTGCGCGACTTGGCTACTTTATGAAAATGGCTATGCAACACGATATGTTTGTTGCGGCATACGGTTGTGCTCCACGCTCTGTGAATCTTCTCGTGCAGGAAAAGAAAGCGCCGTTCATTCCTGCTTTGATTCGTTTGACTGAAGAGCAGTTGCATATTGGTCGAATTCAGTTGCACGGAGCTATGGAAATTTACAAGGCGTGTAAAAAAGCCAATTCATGGCCGGGTTATTCAATGGGTAATCCTGTCATAGAAATGGAAACGCCTGAGTGGTTTAAGAAACAGTTTAATTTATAATTAACGAGGTGATGCAAATGGGTATTCTAAATATTAAACCAGCAGAGCGTTCCGGTTCTCGCGTGGTCATCGGTATTTCAGGTCAGTCTGGTAGTGGAAAAACATATAGCGCACTTAAGCTGGCGCGAGGCATGGTTGATTCACCAGAAGAAATCGGATTCCTTGATACTGAAAACGGTCGCGGTCGCCTGTACTCAAACATCCTTGATGGCAAATTCCTGCACGCTGATATGTATGCTCCATTCAGCCCTGCTCGTTACCGTCAGGCAATTGAAGAATTTCAGGCTGCTGGCGTTAAGGTTCTCGTTATTGATTCAGGCTCACACGAATGGGAAGGGGAAGGCAGTTGCACGGAGATTGCTGAAAAGCCACTGCTTAACGGAAAAAAGATGGCTGACTGGAAACGTGCCAAAGCTGAACACAAGAAATTCATGAATGCCATGCTGCAAAGCAATATGCATATCATTGTCTGCCTTCGCGCCCGCCAGAAAACTGACTTCGCAAATCCAAAGGAACCTGTATCACTTGGTTTGCAACCAGTGTGCGAGAAAGATTTCATGTTCGAAATGACCGTGAGCATGATGATGCACGATGGAGGAAAGATTCAGGAGTTCACCAAATTACCAGAAGAACTACGCCCAATCTTCTTTGAGTCTGGTCGTGAAAGCGTTCGGCATGGATATATTGGAGAGGCGCACGGTCGCGGACTAATCAAATGGGTGGACTCTGGCGTTAAAGTTGACGAAGAGTTTGAATCATGGCGCTCACGACTTCAGCTTTCAGCCGCAAAAGGCATGGAAGGCTTGAAGGAAGAAGCAAAATCAATACCTGACAACCTGAAAGATAAGATTCGCGCAATCTGGCCTTCTCTGGCCGCTTCTGCTGCAGAATACGATCGCATTGAGTCTTTCATCAATGATGAGCAATTATCTCCTGTGGTAATAACTCCGCAGGATAATTTCGACCCTGCAAAACTGGCTAAACCTCAACATCATCAGACAGAACCGCAGGAAGAAACAAAAACCGAACATAAACCAACTCCAATTGAAGGATTTTAATAAATGGCTCGCGGCGTAAATAAAGTAATTATTGTCGGCACTATCGGAAATGACCCGGAAGTTAAATATTCTGCATCAGGCTCTGCAATTGCCAACCTTTCCGTTGCAACATCTGAGCAGTGGAAAGATAAGCAGACAGGAGAAAAGAAAGAACAGACTGAATGGCATCGCGTAGTCATCTTCGGGAAAGTAGCGGAAGTCGCAGGAGAATATCTTCGCAAAGGATCTCAGGTTTATATCGAAGGACAGCTGCGCACTCGTAAGTGGACTGACAGCAACGGTGTGGACAGATATACCACTGAGATTGTTATTCCTCAGATGGGCGGCGTCATGCAGATGCTGGGTGGTAAGCGTGATGATTCTGGTAAGCAACAACGCCAGCAATCAGGCCAACAACCACAGCGACAACAACAGCAACCAAAACAACAAAGCCCACAAGGAGGCAATGAGCCTCCTATGGACTTCGATGATGACATTCCGTTTTGATGATAAAAATAACCCCGCCGAAGCGGGGTTTTTGTTATGTATGAAAATTAAAGTGAGTATGTTACATAACTTCCATCTGGTTTTTTTAGCAAGCAACCTCAATACTCCATCAGAGCCAAATACGACAGCAAAGAGACGCCGCTAATGCGCAACTTGACTTTATTATGGAGAACCTGAAATAAGTACACTACTGGAGCAAAATGCTTCATAGCAGGTCTTATTACTGCCGGTGTTTTTACTATGTACGCTTTGTACCGCGTAATGTAAAGAAGGCCCCTTTAGGGGCCTTTACTATTTATGCCAAAGTTAATCTTGTATAGCTTCCGTCCGCCCGCCTAACTAACGCCTTCAGGCTATCACCCTCTAAATACATTGAGATAGACCCGATATCCCTGACAGCGTTTTCCGGTAGGGGAGACATCGCTACCGGTATTTCAACCGCGCGATAATCGCCCCTGTTTATTTTTAATGACACGGCATCCGGCAATGACCCCGAAATAGCGGTAATTTCTGTCCATGCTGAACCAGAACCAGGCCCACCGTTAATGTGGGAGTACACTGCCCCACTATCAAGGGTCTTTGTTAGTTTATGAATACGCAACTGTAGCGCCGCAGAATCGTTATTGAAACTATTTATACGTGTGTTTCCCAGACCTTCGTCCGCTAGATTGGCTACGTTAATCCTAGAAGGGTCCACTAATCCGGTTATACCACTTACCGTGGAGTTAGGCGCGTCTATCGTAAGCCCCTGTTCGTTAGTCGACCGGATGCCGACCAAACGAAGACCATTTACAAGGCAGGCCCCTGAGATGTATATCTGGTTCGCAGGGAAATTTTTTGTATTGGTGTCGATTATAGCGATATTAGTGAATACTGTTTCATGGGCCAGAATATAAGCCCCAGAACCAGCGCAATCCTCGACGGTTATGTTAGAGACATACAGACCTTTCCCGTCCATACCAAAACCTACCCCCAACGAACCTCTAACCAGTAGATTGTCAATCAAATGGTTTAGGGGGAGCATGTGTACCGGATACTGAGAAAATGGGAAATCCCCTGGGCGGTCATCTTCTGGGTTCATGTCGGTATCCGCACCTAAATCGAAGCCGTCCCATACGGGGTATAGGACCACGGAGTCGCGGAATTGCAGGTTATAGTTACGAGCGGTCGAAGAACCTACCGAACCCTGCCACGTCTTAACACCACTTTCCCCCGCACGATACGAGGTAAACCCGATGACCCCGCCATCGCGCGCGAAACCACCATTGTTACGTAGAAATTGGGCGCTACTTACTGAGCCATAACTTGTTCGCCCACCAATAACATAGTTACCTTTGCCCCAATCTCCGCTTAAGTTTTCGAAGGTAATTACACCGTCCTTCCCGCCGATGGGATTATCGGCGTCAATCATCTTACAGAAATGGCATCTACGGAACAGGAAACACGCCATAAGACCACTCGCCCGGTGAACCTCGACGCCTGTACATTCCCGTATCTCAAGAACAGACGAAATGTTCTGGTCTTTAGCTTCCGGAGGGAGAAGGGATTCTATGCCCGGGAACTTGGCGTAATCGTTTACCGTAGGCTGGTATCCATCTGTTTTAGACTGTTTAAGTGTAGCCACGACTGCCGCAGGGTCTGTTATCCACTGATTATCATCAGTCCACGGTTTAATTACCCACGGAGTTGTGGCACTTTCCATATACGGAGAGTTTACTAAAGAACCCGCGCCAAGATTAGTAAATGTAAGATTACCATCTCCGATAAATTTAGCTTTACAGTCGATGGTTAGTACTTTGCCGCCAAAATCAACTGTCTCGTTGTCGGTGAATGTATAGTCGCGGTCAATCAACACTCCGTCAACTGCTGCTGTTGCTGCTTCCTGCAAGGTAGAATAATCTGATAATTTTACTGAATATTTGAATTTTTTGTTGGCTTCCTGTCTAAATGCTGCGTCACCAACACTAATCCACGCGCCTAAACCAACGCCACCAGTTGATGCAGGAGTTGAACCAGCAGCTACAGCCTTAGGAAATGCACCATCCCATCGGTAATATTCTCCGGTTGCCTCGTAACGTAGCACCTGATTTGGTAGCGTCAACGTCGCGCCATCTTCAAAGCTATCCATTGTGATATATCCATAAGCACGAATGGCCTCTTCCGCAGTGTACTGGAATCCAGCAATAGTCCAGCGTTTTACGCCAAATCTGTCCACATAGTAATGTGCATCAGATGTCATGACTTCATCAAATTTACCAGCGTTAAACTTCAGGTCGCGCGGGTCTTCTGACGGGATTGGTAAGCTAGTCGGTGTGGTAGCCATTATAATAAATGCTCCTTTGTGAATTTGATGTATATTGTATCACGATGACGGGATGACATATTCGTACATGTCATCACTGTATTCGCTCATGGTCAGAGTTGTTGTACCGTCACTTCCTGGATTTTTCTGGCTGACAACCCACAGAGTGGTATCCAGTTCTTTTTCAGTGCTCAGCACATAGCGAGATTCAGATTGCACGCTTGCTCCATCCCATATATTCAGCTGGAAATCAGTCGGCAGGTTGCAGGTGAATGTATGCAATCCGGTCACTGTTGCTGGTAATCTGTCTGATGTGCTGCCATCAGAACTGGTAATCACAACATAAAGATTATCATCAGCCGTTAGTTGCTCGCTTGTTGTGAATACGTTTCCGTTGCGCGCTTCAATAACGCCAGTCTGTTGCACATCATCATACATATCGACAACCTGAATCATGTCACCAACGTTCACATATTCCCCATCCGAAAGAGCCTTAATCTCCATGCTACGACGGGAGTAAATCAGGCGGCGACACTCAAGGATTGCCCTGTCAACAGCCTGATATCGATTGCGAACATAAAGCATGTCGAATTTCTTGGCTTTCGTTGGTTCGCCTTCGACTATTCCGCTATCGGTAATTCGGTAGTAAACGTTGGCTTGCTTATTCGTTGTTGGGTCGCGGTATTCGACGTTAACCCCGTCATAAGTCCCTGGAAGGCTGATGTCGTAACTTAACTTGTATCCGTCGCTCTGCGTGTTTCTGGTGTTAAATACTGTTGCTGGATATTCTCGTTTCTCATCACGCGAAAAGCTCATCACGCCATCATCCCAGAATGCGGTGACTCGTGCTGCGTCGCAGATTGTTTGCAGGCGTTCGCCAATACTTTTATCTTCATCATCGAATGTATAGTCGAAACAACCAAGTCGCTCATCAGGCAGGCTGTCGGCAATTTCATACAGCTTCACTATGTCGATCGTATTTTCTGGATTGCCAGCGGTAATAAGCCAGTTATGCAGAACAGCATCAGCAAAGCTGCGCGATGGAGCAAGCGTGTAGCGGACCGTGCTAGTATCGCGGTTGTATCCGATGGTGTGACGTGTGATTAACGCATTATACTTCCTCTCGCGGCTTCCTGTTGCGTTCTCTGTGGCGCGAACAACAACCTTAACCACTGTGTCATCTGGATACGAAACATTGGTGCGCGTGACGATTGAGTGAATTTCCTCAAGCTGAAGGATTGACGTGTCTGAACTGTTATTTGTCCGTCGCATCTGAATCGCGTAGCGACCGGTGCCAGCGGATGGCGTTAACTTGATCGTGTAGTAGAACGTATCGTTTCTGTCCACGTCCTGATAGTAGTTCATCGACTGATATGTTCCTGGAATCTGAACGTTATCATCGTCAATCTTCCACCACTCAATGAGTACGCTGAAATCATTGCCATCATTGGTCTGGTGTTGCAGGTGCACCCAAAGCTGATCACCATCAATCGGTGAAAAGTACGGGCCAGAAACAATCGGCTGGTTATCTGTCAAGTTGAAATAGGTGTTGTTAATCGTCACGCCATTCAGTGATGATATTGGTGCACCTGAGTAGTTGATACTGTTAATAATAAATGTGTACCAGTAGTTTGTTGGCGGCAACCCACCATCATCAGTCTCGGTTGCGGAGACAAGTCTTCCTGATAGTGTGACATTTTCTGTGACAGATGCACCGCCACCCTGCGCGTAAGTGATATTCAGCTTAAACACCACATCATGAGGCATGGTAAGGTCAACGAAGTAATCAAATGCCGAATTCTTCGGTATCTTAACGGCAATCTGGCCACCAGCAAATTCCGTTTCTGTGACCGTGGTTGTTGTTGCAGTTTCAATAACCACTGGCGGAGGGTCGGTATCAAGTTCGTTTGGCCCATACAGTTCTTGCCCATCAACATCATCAAATGCGTAAGGTTCATACACAACCGGAATAACCTCTCCCGGCTGATAAATGGTGTAACTCGCACCAGCCAGTGAACCGAGGTTTGACTCGGAGTAACGCACAGAGGAAACATCATATTTACCGAGACCAAAATTCATGAACTCGGTGACATATTTAATATTATTGATGTATTCGAACAGAGACTCCTGAAGCAAATCAGGAAACGCGCGAATCTGCCCGAAGTTATCGGGTCGCGCCTCGCCGTTGCGCGCAATATTGGTTTGCGCTTTCAGACTGGTGTTCGGTGATATTTTTGAACTGGTATCAGTTTTTGGCGTGGATACTTTCGGTGTAAGGAAGGAGAAAATCTTCGTTACTGGCTTCAGTATCGCGCCGATTAGGTCGCCAATTGCGCCGGATGGCTGGCAATAAATGTTGACAACGTCGCCATCTCGCAAGCAGAAGGAAAGCTCATCATCTTCACCAAGCACTCTACCATTTACCGCAATTGAAATGCTGGCTGGCAGGTTTGATTTATTCAGCCACTTCCACAGGTTAGTGCCCGCAGGAACAATCCCCGTTTCTTTCGGTGTGCCCGGCATCTTCTGAACATGAATTACTGGCATAGGTGAGAAACCTTAACTTTGTTGATATTTTTTCGAGTGTTCGCAGTCTGTCAAATCTGACTGCCGTTTTCTCTCGCGCATGAAGTATTCTATCACGGCCCCATATCATGGCGATGTGCACAGGGATGCTGCCGCGATATGCCACGACAACGTCACCTGTCGCTGGTGATTGCGTATCCTGCCAGAACGTCACCTCGCCATTGAAGCAAGTAGTAAATGAACCGCCATTGTCATAACTGTCATCATGGTGGATATTAATGCCACGGCACTGTCGGTAATAAAGCACCACCAGACCCCAGCAATCAACCGCGTCAACATGGCAGCACCTGTCTTTATACGGCTTGCCAAACATTAACTGCGCAAATTCTTCATCAGACATTACGCAGCCCGGGGAATTGAGCGATGTCATAAAGTTTTGCCACGTTTCCTTTGATTGGGTTTTTGATTGACAGCGTCACGGTAACATCGGAACCATCCATAGCCACATCGCTGACGTACAGGCGATACGGCTTCAGCGGTGTGTTAGTGTCGGTTTCTTCAAATCGCTGATACAGCGCGGTAATTGGCTCGATGCGACCGGAACCGGTCCACAATTTAAGGTATTGCTTGAAGTCATTAGCCAGACGTGCAAACTTGACGGTTGCGTTAATGGCTGGCGTGTTCGACTGCTGAGACTGCGTGATGTCCATGCGCACTGGCAGGTAAGTTTCGCCGCCAAGCACCATTTCATCCAGTACGTTAGCCACAAGTCGCACATAACCAAAAGACGAGTGATAAAACGTTATCGTGTCGAATAACGCCCAGTTAGGGCGCTTTGCTTTGTAATCGCGTAATGATGGCATTATGGGTACTCCGGCAGGTCGCGGTTAACAACTTCATCAAGCCATCCATACCATCTGTAATCAAGCTCAACCAGAACATCATCAAACTCATCCATCGTGTTATTAAGTTTCTTCGCGATGACGTTTCCGGTCCACGTAACCACGCCGCCATCAATGCTGGTTTGCACAGGATAATCGGTAAAGTGCAGCGTCTGCTCCTGCAATCCGCTACCGCCGAGGTCAATCATCATGGTGAACCAGTTGTTTGCTTTGTTGAGGTAGCTCGGACTACGCAACCACTGGATAAATGCACGCTCCTCAGCCAGTGTAAAAATCCACGTCAGGCTCCATGTCGCCGCAATGTCAGTTGTCAGCTTCTGGAAAATTGGGGCGCCAACCGCAGGCTGGTCACTGCGGAATGGGGTTTGCTGTGTCAGGTTTTTACTGGCGCGCTGTGCGAGTGGCAGCCAGTCAGGGTATTTGATGATAGCCATTATTCGGTTGCTCTCCGGTTTGCGTTATAGTTTCTACCAATACTTTGCCCGATTGGTCCATTGTTCTCAATGTCGCTAACAATGGTCTCAATTGTCACGCTGCCGTCACCATTATCTCTGGCGCTGCTGCTAACCTGCGCTGAGCTGTTGTTGATGACGCTATTATAAACCACAATGCCACTACCACCGCCTGTCAGGTCTTTGTTGCTGATAACACGGCCACTATCTCCCGGTATCATGTACTGATGACCGTTTGATGCCTGGAATATCTCAGGGAGGTTATTCTCGCCGACGCGGTACATTGAACCTTCCTGCGCGGGACCACCGTTTTTCAGCGCGCCAGCAATAGACATGGCTTTAGCCATGCCAACGGTGGAAGCAATGCCAGCCTGCGCTGGCATCGCGTTGGCTCCGGCTGTGGCAAGTGAAGTCATTGCCGCTGCTGGGGCCATAGCTGCTGCAATAATTTGCGCCTGAGCCGCTGCCATGCCTGATGCTGCGGTCATTCCTGCTGCACCCATGATAGCTGATTTGGCCCAGTCTATACCCATTTGCACAAACGCATTGATAACGCTGGACAGAATATTTGAACCAATTGATCGCAGTGCATCTGATACAGACATTGAACCAGTAAGGATACCAGTAAGCGCATTTCCAGCGGTCTGCCCGAAAGCATCAAACGCCGCCGCCGCCGATTGTGTGGCTGCGTTTTGCTGACTCCACTCCTGCCACATGGCATCAATTCTCTGCTGGCGGTACTGAGCTTCTATTGCTGCGCGAGTCTGCTCAATCTCCGTGATTTTCTGCGGATATGCTGCGGCGTAGGCGTCAAGGTCAGCCATGCGTTGCTGGTATTCACTGTCAATGCCAGTCGTTGGTGACGCAATAGCACGCAACCCCTGATATGATTGTTCTACGCGCTGCTTTTCCTTCTCCGCAGCAGCCTGTTCCTTCAGCGCATTCTTCTGGTCCCAAATCTTCGCAGCGTACTCGCCAGCCAGTTTTATCTGCTCCTGAGTGGCGGCTTTGCCAAGCGATTGCTGCGCGTTGAGAATGGCTTGTTCGCGAGATAGTTCGCTGGTAGATGTTGCATTGAGCATGGTTTGCTGGCGTAACTTCTCCAGCTTTTCAGCAACTGATTCAGCTTGTCGCTCTTCGGCGCTCTTGCCCTTTCCTTTTCCTTTTTTGTCTTTCTCTGCCGCTTTCGGCACTGTCAAATGTGCCTGAGCTTTTGCTGCCTCTCCTGTTGACTTCGTCACGGCATCCATGTCTGAGACCAAAGTTGCAGCCTGATTTGCTACAGCCGCTATTGCCTGATTTTGTGCCGCCCATCCGTCAATGCCAACCCATGACCAAGTTCTAGCCCTGCGACTGAACATTTCGGCTGTTGACGTCAAATCAGAAATAACCTCTGCTGCACTTACAGTTTGACCAGTAAGTCTGTTTATTGCTGAAGTGATAGAATCAATAACAGAAACAAAAGTGGAGCTGGCTCCGGTTGCATCGTTTATGCTTGCTATCATTTTTGCAAATGATGTTTCAAGACTGCCAGCAGCCTGAGATATAGAGCGCGGTAGTTTTGCGAACTCAGCATTGACAACGCTTGTTCTGTCCTGAATTGCATTCAGTGCATCTTCTGCCGTCAGTTTGCCATCGAGCATTCTGGCGCGAAGTTCACCCATTGAAATACCAAGACCAGCCGCTATCTGGCGTGCAAGTTCAGGCATCTGCTCAAGGATAGAGTTAAATTCCTCGGCGCGGATTGTGCCAGATGCGATTGACTGACCAAACTGACGTAAGGCGTTAGCCATTTCCTCAGTTGATGACCCGCCTATTCGACCTATTTTTTGCAGCGTATCTGTAAGGTTAAGAACCTGCGCATTTGTTGCTCCAGCCTCTTTCAGTGATGACGTCAATGTTTCCCAAAGCTTCGTGGTGTCACTGAGGCTTGCGCCAGTGGTTGAGGCGATGTTTGTCAGCGAATTGAAGGTTTCCTTCGCGGTCTCAGCATCTCCTGTTAACCTTTTTATCCTTGCCTGTAGCTGTGTCATGTTATCAGCTATATCAAGGAAAGCCTTACCCCATCCAATGATTAATGACACTGAGATTGCGCCAGCAAGCATCGACATGCTGGTTTTAAGCCCTGAAGCCGCGCCGCCAGCACTCTTCATTCCGCTGCCAGCATTTCTGGCGTTTTTATCCAACTTGCCAAGCGCGCTTGTGGTTTTGTTGGTTGATGATTCAAGGTCATCTAAAGTCTTATTGGCTGTTGTAGCGCCAGCTTTCAGACCTTTAACATCCATCCCGACTTCGTAGACAATTCCGCCGACTTCTTCAGCCATTATGTATTCCTCGCTTTTTCGCTTTGCGTTCAGCCAGTGCCTTCATGCGCTCACGGTCTGCTTTAGCCTGGTCGTACTCTGCCGCGCGTTCTTCTTTCGTTAATCCTTTCGGCTCCGGATATTTATTTTTAATCATCATCTGAAACTCTGTCATAGACAGGTTTTCTGCCTCATCGCGAGTCATATCAAAATGCGTGCGTGCTGAGATGATGTATTGCGACGCATGAAACTCGTTTGTGGTTTTCTTGCCCTGCTCTTCCAAACGCTCAGGCACTTTGAGTGGGGATTTGCCAATGATGCCATGCTGCATCAGGTTGCGCGCAATAATAATAATGTCGCTCACTGGCATCATGCCGGGAACGTATCGCACGCCGCGCGGTGTTGGCTTCCATCCACCAATCAGTACGGAAATATCATCTTCACAGCATGACTGCATGACGATATAGGCAGCACTCAGCACGTGCCGACCATACACAGGCTTGCTGATGGTCTTCATGACCTGCATCTGAGCGCCAAATGGCAGGTATTCGACGTGCTGCAATGGCGCAACATAATCAATGCCATTGAGTCTGGCATATACCTCGACTATTTCTTTCGGTGTGCCGATTTCATTCATGGCGCGGAATGATGGCTTAAAGAAGAAACTCCTGTCAGAAAGCGAGATGCGCATCTCTCCGATTTCTGTTAGTGGCGTGCGATTGCTCATGTTTTGCATCCTGAATTTGACTGATGTTGATTATATCATCTCGGTGGTGTTGACACCTGTGAGATGGTGATGTAGATTCAAGTCATCGAAACGAGTGATGAATGAGGTGAGTTATGAAAATTAAAATGTTGATTGCATCTGTCCTGTTGGCTTCTTCTTTTTCCGCCAGTGCAACTTCCGAGATGTGCAAAAACATTGGGGATATCGCCATGAACACTGCCGATGTTCGCGACAACGGTATCAGCAAGAATCTTGCGGAAGTGGTGGTTAAGGGTTCCGCAAAAAACAACGAATCAGCAGAAATAATCGGCCTTGCTATCGTAGAAATGGTTTATGCACGCAAGGATATGACAAAGGAGCAATTGCGTGATGTAGCTGTTGCTTTGTGCGAAAAGAATGGCATGTAATATCAACAAGTTGCTAATAATTGAGGTGAGTTATGGACGTTGTTATTTTGCTGTTTTTTGTTGGTTTGGTGATATTTGTGTACCTTCTGCCATCTTTTGTGGCGCTGCAACGCAAGCACGTAAACACGACTGCAATCTGCGTACTGAATATTCTTGTTGGATGGAGTTTTATTGGCTGGGTCGCAGCACTGGTTTGGGCATTAGTTAAGAGCGACGATAAAAAATGAACGAACAAACAAAAGCTGACCTGATTTTCTACACTGAGCTGTATGTTGATGCAGGTTACGACTACGAAGAAGCAGAGCGAATGGCGAAAGACTTGCTTCGTGTGATTGGTGTGATTTTTGATGAGGATAAGGTGATATGAAGAATTATGAAGAGATGAGTGATTTTGAGATTAATTGCCGGGTTCACGCAGAAGTAATGCAAATTTCTGGGTTAAATTCGTTTAAAGCAAAGGACTACTGCAACAACCCAGCAGATGCATGGCCTATCATTGTTGAACATGAAATCGACGTCATTCAAAACAATGGTCAGGATTGTGCGCTGGCAACAAATAGCGCAGTAATGATGTTTCGTGGTGATGATGTTTTCATTTGCCAGCATGAAAACCCACTCCGTGCTGCGATGATTGTCTTCCTGAAAATGAATGAGGATAAATTATGAGCCAGTGGGTTAAGTGTAGTGAACGGATGCCTGAGATTAGACAAACAGTTATTGGTTGGAATGGATATGCAGTTAGACAGTGCATATATACAAGGAATGAATACGCCAAAACACAGAAAGGAAGAGAACCAAGATTTGAAATCTTAACCGGTATATGGCATGGAGTAACACACTGGATGCCGCTACCACAACCACCACAAGAATAAAACAAAGCCCCTTTTGGGGCTTTTCTTTATCAGGATACAGTGCATGCCGTACTGATGATGATCTCAGGGTCAGTAGACGAATCCGTGACCGTGACGGTATACACACCAGCGATTGGGCTTGCCAGTGATGCGCCAGATTCGCTGCCGACAACCACGCCATCTTTGCGCCACACGTAGGTGTATGGTGATACACCACCTTCAACAGCAACGGTCAGTGGACTGCCAGCAGTGCCAGTTGATGGCAGGTCGGTGGTGAATGCCAGAGGTTCAAGGCTTTCTACTGTAACGCTGTCAGAATCGTAAACCTTGAACTCAAGGCTACCAGTAACGATGTCATTCGTGCCACCTTCGTAACTGATGCTGGTAATGTTGCAGTACGCGGTAACGATAGTTGCACCAGTCACCTGACGCACCCACAAGGAAGGCTGGCGACGAGCTTTCAGTTCAGTGGCGTAAATCTCAACCAGTCGGTGAAAGCCAAACTCATCGCTTGGGTCGTTCTTGCGGATTTCTACCTCTGCGCTGATGGTCATATCAGAACTGGTAACGAGAGTGGAAACAAAACCGCCAGCGGTATCCGCTTCCGACGTAGTAGTCTGCGGTGAGTAGTCAACGCCTTTACTGGTGGTTGAACCTAAGTACTTCCAGTCTCCTGCATCGGGAACTGCGTCGCCGCACCCTTCAGCAATGAACAGTCGGGTCATGCGACCGACCAGAACGCCTTTATCATTTGCACAAATAGCCATTTCGATCTCCGAATTGTGTTAGCTGCTAACGTGGTGATTATATCACAGGTGTTGACAGGCATTATTTTGTGGTGTAGATTGTGTTTCAGATAGTTTTCGTGAGCGACTTTGCGGCTTTTTAGAAACTGACCACAAAGATAAATGCAAACGATGATGTTGTTCTGATGGCGGCGTAATAGCCTGTAAGTCAGCAAGGTCTTCCGATTCCTTGTAAACAAATTCGGCGCACTGCGTCCCTGAGGTGTGATTAATAAGTCAGGGAACACAACAGGTAAGAGCATTGAGAGGTTTGATTCCTCTTGGTTATTGAGGCCGCGAGGCGCGCTGGAATTGATCAGCCAGTGTGAAATCCAATAGACATAGGTTCAGTGCTCTTGCCGTTGTGGTGAATGCGCAGGCTGATGCGCTCATGACCAGTAGCAGTGCGAACGTTCTACTGTAGCAAATTCGTGACATCGCAAGCCGGAGATCAGTACCGGCCGCCACAACACTTAATATCCAGCATTATCGCAATCATATGTAGGGGTATGTATGGGTTACGGGGCTGGATATTAAGAAAGCACGCTGGCAATGCTTAAACCAGCACTTATGGACGCGTAGCTTAATTGGTTAAAGCAACCGACTCATAATCGGCTGATTGAAGGTTCAAATCCGTCCGTGTCCACCAAATTAAAAGCCGCTTCATGCGGCTTTATTTATTTCACAACCCGCAAAAGCAACTCATGCACAGGTCTTTTTTCTTCCGTCAACATTGGTCGTCCGAGCGGAGCCTGCAACTGGATGTAGTTAACGCATGAATCAATCGGATGCGTCTTGATGTATTCGATAATCTCCAGAGCCTTCGCATCAACATCCTGAAGGTTATATTGCCCTTGTTTGCCAACAACATGCAGCGAGAAATAGAAGTCACCACCTAGTCCATCCATAACCTGTGTGCCACCATTGGTTTGCAGGACAATAAATTGCTCGTTGCCATCTCCGGTGTCATTCCATAACTGCAACTGCGGAGTCCAGCCATCATACAATCCAGCATCCTGAAGATATGCGTCAACCAGTTCAAGCATGTTCATAGTTTCATCTCACGTCTTATTGTGCGGTAAACGAGTTCTTTTGTTCTGTTAGCTGCCAACTCAAGAAACTTAGGCTCCCCTTCCGGGTCCCAATAGTTACCTTTACCGCTCCTTCTCGGTTTACCCATCAACTTTCCTGATGCCTCGTGTACATAGTATGCATAGCTTGCTGTATAACCGATCTTGCCAGTTATTCTGGTGCCATTAACTTCAACCACATCAAACTGGCTATTTATGAGGGTTGATGTATCAATTGGAGTATAAACGGCAGCTTCAGTTCTGATTATGTAATTCGCTGATTTGATGGCGCGAACAGCCTTTAGTGATATAACGTCACCAATTATGTCAAGCGTCTTCTGCTTTGCCTCGTTAAGGCCGCGAAGTTTAGCTACCATTATGTCACCAATGCAAAATCAGGCGGCTCTGCCCTATTCATGGTGTTGCCATAGTTAATCACATTCAGGATCTGGTTAGCTCCAGCAGTCAGCGGGTCAGCATCTGTTGCCGTGCCAATCATAATGTAATCACCAACCTTAGCGCCAGTGTATTCTGTCCAGAAAGTATTCTTCTGCACAATCTCATTACCTTTCGCATCGGTGGATACATCATCATTAAAGCCGTAATCGCACATGATGCTCACTGGCGCGTCAAAAGTCGGCTTGCCGTACTTGTCAGTGCCGCTTTTGTGCCAGATAGTGCATGGCTGCGTGTAGCTCCAGTTAGCCAGCGAAGTCATTTGCACTTACTCCCACGCACAACCGCAAACCACGGCTTACCGCTTCCGTCAGGGTCTTCCACTAAATCGCCAGTGCATCCGGCTGTGTCCAGTAGTTTCATTTGATTGTACAGCGCCACCCACGGCTTACTGCCATAAGCGAATGATTGCGATGCGCCAGACGGTGCGCTCTGACTGGTAACGTAGCGACCTGCGGTGTTTGCGCTAATCAGTATGGAAGCCCACAGCATGATCGCATTTTGTCGGCATTCATCGTTAGGATAGTTCAACTCAAGGCATTCACTGATTGATGCCACAAGGCACAGAATACCGGACGCATCCGTTGTGGTGATAGTCATTCCACGGGATGCCATCTGGCTTACTAATTCTTCAGGTGTTGGTGCTGCCATTTTTCTTTGACTCCCGGACTTTCCACCACATTTCAAACAGATTCTTTATTACCAGAGACAGAGCGCCAAGAATTGACGCTACTGCCGCCCACTCTGTCAGGCTGTGTGGAATCATAGCCTCAAAATAAGATTGCGCGACAGGTGTTTGTTCTGCAACTTTCAGGCCGATGCCGGTTCCAATAGAAGCATATCCAGCCTTATCAATCACCTGCCCCGTCGTCCCGCTTATAATCTGCTCTGCGACTTGTCTTAGTGCTCCGTTCATTGCGTGTCTCGCTGATGATATGTTTCCAGCACTTATAGATTTGAATCAGCGAAAAAACAATGGCGACCACGCCAAGAATAATGTCCAATTTCGCCGCCCCATTTAAAAGTGATGGAAAGGATGAACAGATGGATGCCGATAATAATAAATGCGTACTGCGCATGAAGCGGCGTTTCTACAGGCGTGATAAATTCCCATACGAATGACTCTATCGCAACCAGCCATTCGTAAAGGCTCATCGTCAGCACGCAGAGCGCCATCTTTGTACTTTTGCGCAGCGCAATAGCCGGAAGCAACCAGGCCATAGACTGCGCAAGGTAATACAGATATTCGGCGGGAAATGAATCAACAAGCACCCATCCAAGATACACAGACATCACCATTGCCGGAATGAACACCAGAAACGCAATCATGCCAGTGCAGGCAAAGCCGAGCACATACATGATCATGATGGCAATATCTGCGCCGAACATTATTTCTTACCGCGTGATGGTGAGCGGGTGGAGCCATTTGGCTTCACTGCGCCAGTTTTGCCGCCAGTTTTGGTATTGCCAGTAGCGCGCGAACGAGATGGTGAATTGGTGGAACCCATGTTTAAATCTCCTGTTGTTTGATTAGCATGATTTTAGCATATTCCTGTTGACGTAGATTGATGGTGTGTTTATAGTAATGACGTAGAAACAACAATAAATGTTAGAGGTGATGACAAATGAGCAGTAACGCAAAACATTATGATTACTACATGGTTGAAGGTGATGATGTTAAGAAAGTCATTAACGCATATGATGACATTCAAAAGCGCCGCAACGAAATTCTCGGTGATGCAATGAAAAAGGTTGGCGCTATCGCTTTTACTACGACACGTAGCTGGGGCGCGGTCGGTGGTGGCTTACTTGAGAGCTTTGTGTGGAGTAAGCAGTTTGAATTTCCGTGCCAAGTGACAATAAAACGTGAAGATTATTGGGATGGTCAACGAGTCGTTATCGCTCGCGGCAAGGGAAACACAAAGGACGGGCGAGAATACAACAAAAAGCTGGACGCAGTGATGCGCGAGGCGAACGAGAAATTAAAGTTATTGCCAGAATGGAAAGACTACATCGTCAATCATTACGGCATTGCGCGTACAGGCATTGGTGAGCAATCTGCTCGCGGATTTGGTTTTGCAATGCTATCTACTTATGGCGGTAAGCATCCTCAAAAGGATGACTCTCTGATTTTTGCTGTGCCAAATACAAACGATGAAGGCCACGGGAAGGTAACGATACCTGATAATTTCAAGCAGATTACCTATGGTCAATTTTACGACATTGCTAATTCTGGTGATGAGGAGTAAATCATGGCAAACATGTCATATTGTCAATTCAGAAATACTGAGAGTGATTTTAGCCAATGTGTTGATGCCATTGGGAATGCAGGCTCTATTGATGATTTCAGTAAGTCAGAACGTAGCGCAGCAGAGCGAATGTACTATCTGGCTAATGAGTACATTTCATACTATGAGCAATTATTAGAAGAAAGTGGTGAATGATATGAAAGATGAATTCAAGGGTACGAAAGGTCCGTGGTTTTGGGATGAGGAAGGTCTGGGGAATAAACATCACATAGTATTCGGAAAGGGATATCCGATTGAGATGACAAGCAAAGAAAATAAGTCGCTTATTGCCGCAGCGCCAGAATTGCTCGAAGCACTTCGCCAGCTTCGCGATTACGTTGAGGATGTTTGCGCAGTATCTTCTGATGATTGTCATGAAGACCACCCATTAAATCTGGCGAACAAAGCAATCAAGAAAGCATTAGGAAAGAAACAATGAAGACACTAAGCAAAATCTATTCAGACAAAGAAACACGCAACGGCATCGCTGTTAACAAAACCTATCTCGTGCCAGTGGAGCAAATCTATCTGGAGCCAGGATATAACATCCGCGAGGCAGATGAGCAGCATGTTGAATATTTCGCGCAGTGCTGGGAGTCTGGTCAACCACTGCCAGCGTTAACAGTTATTCCTGATGAGAAGGGAATCCGCATTCTTGATGGTCAGCATCGCTATCTCGGCGCATTGCGTGCCATTGAGCGTGGCGCACCAATCGTTCGCATTGAATGCAAGGATTTCACTGGCGACGAGGCTGACAAAATCGCCTTTATGGTGTCATCAAGTCAAGGTAAGCAACTCGACCCGTTTGAGCGCGCAAAGGCTTACACGCGACTGAAAGGCTTTGGCTGGACGAATGAAGAAATCGCCAAGAAGGTAGGTCGTTCAGTATCTGACGTGCAGATGCATCTGTCACTGGGTGATGTGCCTGCGGAAGTAAAAGCGCGAATCAGTGCCGGGCAAATTAGCTATGCAAATGCCGTAGCAGTAACTCGCGAGCATGGCGATGATGCGGTAAAAGTTATCGACGAGGCAGTCGAAGAAGCTAAAGCACAAGGCAAAGACAAGGTCACAGCCAAAGTGCTCAAGTCGAAAAAGATTAAGCCCGTAGACCGCCTGATTGAGTTATTGAAGCCAGCAGACCACGTGATTCTTCCGGCGGGTCATGTGGTGGCTGATGATGAGGAATTTATTCAGATTCCTGTTGCTGACATTCACGAGGTTATGGCAATTCTGGAGAAGATGAAATGAATATAACTGAGGTTATTGAGGTAAGGTGGTATTTAAACACTGATTATGGCTCCTTTGAAATACCAAAGTGGGGAAAGTGGGTGGCAGTTGATGAGGATGGTCAAGTTTGGGCTTATGGTGATAAACCAGAAATAATGGGTAAAAGTTGGCAGACATGGACTGATGATATAAAAAGGATTGGTGACACGCATTGCAAGCATAAAAACTTCAACGAGTTAATATTTGAGGTTGTGCGCTCATGAACGCCGAACAATTCATATCCGCACAACTTCGCAACAAGCTGCCTGAAATCGACCAGATGGCAATTGATGCGGCGATTCAGTATTACAAGCGCAATCAGAGCGCAAAGAAGGGCGGCATTTTTGAAGAATGCCTGAAGGTTGCAAAACAGCACATGATAAAGGTGAAGTGATGAAACTAAAAATCAATAAGCTATTACTTGAATCAGCATTAATATTTCAGGCTCGCAATGATGTGCGATATTACCTGAATGGAATCTGCTTTATGCCTGATGGTCGAATCGCATCAACTGATGGTCATCGTGCATTTATCGGCGGTAATCACGAAAACAAGCTGGAAGAAAACGTGATTGTGTCGGTAAGCAAGTCGCCACACAAGCGATATGACTACGCAGAACTGGACACGAAAACTAAGCTGGTGACGTACCATGATTTTACTGATGCAATGGTTGGCGCTGGAATCTGTGATGTTATCGACGGTCGCTTTCCTGATATAGACCGCATTATTCCTAAAGAGAAATCGCCAGCGGAAGAAATTGGCTTCAACGCTAAGTATCTCGCTGATGTCGAAAAAGCCGCGAAACTGTTTAATCCTAAGTTTGAAGGTGTGCGATTTGACCTTAATGGCAACACTAACGCAGCCGTTGCCAATCTGTCATCGCCGGAAGGATTAACAGCAAAAATTATTGTAATGCCGATGAGGATTGACTGATGAACGAAGAAGCACAAAAAATACTGGTAGACCTGTTGAAGAAAGCTACTGACGGTATTGACTCAGCGGTTGCATTCAGTCAGGCTCAGATCCCAGATGTGGTGCAGCAGCTAATTCAGTACAAGCTAATTTCATATGGGTTAAGGGTTTTTTCTTTTGCGGTAATTATGATTGCCTGCATTATAATTTTCCAATGGATTAGAAAAAGACGCGAGGATAACTCTATTTCCATCGTCGTTACTGTGGTTGTTTTCTTTTTCTCCGCCTTCTCATTTGTTATTAATGTGCAGAATGTAATTCAAATAACCATAGCACCAAAGGTATGGCTTCTCGAATACGCCGCATCACTTGTTAAGTAAAACAAAGCCCCTTTCGGGGCTTTTTCTTTATGCCAGGTAGGTGTCATCCTCAAACCACGAGATGTACGCATTGATATTCTGAGCTGCTGTATCCAGCGATGTAATGCGTAACAGATAGGTGGTATTCGGTGCCATAATTACCCGCTCACCCAATACTGCCTGTGAGTTGCCCTGCCCCTGATTGGATGCATTTCCTTCGCTATATGCCGCCGCAATGGTTAGCTGACCGATAGACGTCACTGTAGAGCCAGTAAGCAATTGCGCTGTCGCGGTCTGTGGGCTGATATCGTTCGGGTTATTAATCTCCGCAGCAGTGCCGCCAGTAGCCACGGCACCACGATAAATTGATGCCACTAAGCCACTGCCGCTATATCCCACAATGCGCTGATTGAATATGACCTGCTTAGTGCCAGTGATAAAAATACTGTCCAGATTAGCGCCAGCAGCAACACCAGTCACGCGACGTGATGCCGTAAATAGTTGTCCCTTCTTATTTGCCGCATCTGAGTACGTATTCGCCGTTACTGTGCTGATTTGTGGTGTAACTCCAGAACGCCATACAGCAACTCTCAGGGAGGATACTGACCCCGGCAATTCCGTTTTGATTACTTTCAGGCGCAGCGCTACGCCGTAATAATTATTATTATTGACGTCAACCCAGTAATCACCGGACTCAAATGGTGAAACTTTCACTGATACAGTGCCGCTAACCAGTGGTGTGTATGCGCCAGATGAATTAAGCGGCATCACGTTAACCTGTAGCGCAGTCCAGTCAGCGGACATCAACTCATCAAGCATCACCTCACCGTCATCCCGCGTGGTGAATATGTCGTATCTTACAGCCATAGAAACCCCCAATAAAAAACCCGCATTATGCGGGTTCAGTTTACTCTGCTTTCTTTTTCTTTGTCGTCTTTTCTTGTGGGGTTGCGACTTCGAAAGACTTTTCCAGTTCTGGCATGATGCGCAGCTTTGGTAGCAGATGCTCGCCTGGTTCGGTAATCACCTCGCCAAGCTGCAATTCACGAATCTTGCCTTTCTCTTTAACAAAGATTCCACGAGCAATCACTTCGTACTTAGCCATTATTCACCTCCGAAAGACGCTGTTTAAGTAGGTATCCTTCCAGCATCCAAATTTTGTCAACCGCATTTTCACGCGCAATCTTCCGTCCAATTTCCGCATCAAAGTTTTCCTGGCTTGCACAGGCGCTCTCCCCAGTGACGGTGAAGCCATTTTGTAGAGTTAATACACAAAATGTCAGCAGAGCCAAACTGTCGTGATAGTCATCGCCAGTTGCAATAGCTCCATCAGCAGCAGTGAAGTACGTTTCCGCAAGAATAATGCTTTCGATATGGTCTGGCGTAACGCGCGGGGCGGCTAAACCTTTAGCCTGAATTTCAGATTCAATGTCTTTATCGCTCATGATAACCTCTAATAGTTATAAAGGGGCTTTCGCCCCTTTTTATCACACCGGAGTTTGTGTGCCGTAACCGTTGAACACTTTGGACTTGCCGGTGAAATCCTTACGGATTTGCAAACCGAAAGCTGACCACACCATAAAGTTAAAGTTATCATGCGGGTTGTCACGGGCTGCCGCATAGGTGGAAACTGGCTGGGCAACGCGCGGACGGATGTACATGTCGTTGCGAACATAGCCAACAAAGTGGTTACCAGTCAGCAGGAAGTTGGTGCCAATCTTGCCGATGCGACCATTGCCGAACTGAGTGATGTACTGCTCAACAGTACCGCCTTTGAAACCTGCCGCATCAGAGTACGGACGCATGAAGCTGCGACGCACTGCCGGGGAAACCCACAGAGTCACCTGCTCAAATACGTTCTGCGCATCCAGAATAGCCTGGAAATCCTGATTGAAGAATTTCACGATTTCGTCTGGCGTTGCAGTTTGCAGGTCGATATTCAGACCGCCGGAAACATTCAGGTTAACCTGAATAGTGTTCGGGTGGTTGGTGATACCGTAACCAGTGTAAACGCCGTTCACGTTCAGAGTCTGGTCGCCAGTCAGCAGGTACTGCGCCATATCGGAACGCAGGTTGAAGGTGACGTTAGCCTGATCGTCCAGCAGTGGGTCAAAACCTTCAGACTGCATACCCAGCAGTTCGCGCCATTCGCGGCTGTAGCCAGTCTTGAAGATTGGAATCACATCACCAGTGTAATCGTAGCGAGTTTTATCCAAATCTTCCGGTTCCTGACCAGACAGGGTGCGGACGACCTTACCAGCATCGGAAGCGATGCGGCTGATTGCCACAGTCTTACCAATGTTGATGTTTGCCGCGATACCCATCAGGTCAGCCATCATATCCTGACCAGCTTCGTTACGGAAAACGCGGGTGGTGACGTTGTCCACGTCGCGCCAGTAATCTTTCGTTACCAGTGCGGTGGCGTTCACGCCGTAAGTTTTCGCCAGTTCAGCTTCTGCGTTGCAGAACACCTTACGGTCGATGGTCAGATGTTTCCACTGGTCAGCCACTACTGCGGAGTTGGCTACCAGGTCTTTGGTAAAAATAATCTTTTCCATTATTAAGCTCCAGCAGGCATGGAAGCATTGCCAGCGCGACGAACTGCAACCAGCTCAGCGCCATCAGAGGCAACAGTATAAGTTTCATAGGAGTAAAACAGGATATTATCCCCATCACCAGCAACTTTCAGCGCGCCAGCGCCGTTGCTTGCCAGCGGAGTGCCTTTCTTCAGTACGGAACTCTGCGCAACCAGTGCATGGTAGGTGACGCCAAACTCGCACTGCACAGCCATGCCAGTGGCATTAGCCGGAACCGCTTCAGATACATCACCGCCGCCGATGTAGTTGTGCTGAAGCACGTAAGGGAAACCCTGACCGCCAGCAGTGGCGTGTGCGATGATTTTGTCATCAGTATTGAAATCAACCAGTGCGCCCGGTTGCAATGCGGCATTCATGATGCCTTCACGAATCTGCGGGTCGTTCTTGCGAGCTGGGCCACCAATGATGGTGCCATAACGGATAGTAGCCATTATTCAGGTGCCTCCATATCAAAATCGTCATCGGCGTGGTTCGGCTGGAAGCCACCTTTCAGCGCAGCAGGCTTACTGGTCAGCGCATAGGTTTCACGCAGTGCTTCGCCTTTCAGTGCATTCACAGCGGATTCCGGCAGTTTTAGTTCAGCGATGATAGCAGCACGCATCGCGGTTTCTTCCTGCTCGGTGTTCGCCTGCAATTGCTCTTTCAGTTTAACGTTTTCAGCTTCGATGTCGGTCAGCTTCTGGTTGACAGCTGTCAACGATTCCTGAACCGGCTTGAGGGCTTCAGCGAGTACCGCCTGTAATTCCTCGTTCGTCATTGAGATTTCCCCTTCAGTTGATTTTACCGGCTCAAGTTCAGTCTTATAAACAGCCTTGACCCGCTCACCGACCAATTTTACCACATCATCTTCAACGATGTAGAACTGCTGGAAAATCTGGCCTTTGATTTCAAATCCGACGCGGTCGTCGTACACAGCCACAATATAAGGCCATACACCTTCACCGACTTCGGCTTTCAGAATCTGGCGAATCTGCTCGCTGATGTTCTCAAACGACAGGTCTGATTTATTGGTGATGTAGTTAATGGCCTTGTGCAGCCACGATTTATAATTAATCTTATTAGCACTTTCGTCCGGCACAGTTGAATCCTCAAGGTTTACGGTGATTCGTTCAATTTGCTCACCATTAGTGGCAAAGATGCCAACTCCATCTTCTGGCGTTCCGGCTCCCGGCACTCCCGGTGGCAGGATAGCGAGATGGTCCCATTCCATGTTGCGTGCAATCCATGAATATTTCTTGCCTTTGCTTGTACCCTCCGCAGCTTCGCGATTGAGCAATAAGCCAGTGGATACATGGATTGGCTCTGCGTCTTCTGCGGAGTTCATCAGTGCTTCAATGCGACCAAGCAACTCCTGACCTTTCTCTGAGCGTTCAGCGATGACCTTATTTACCTTCAGGTCAACAAGTACCTTGCCACCATCATGAGAGGCATTCTCTATCCATGCACCAACATGATACTGGTTTACCGCCCGAATATTGTGTGCAGAAACGAAAGAGCCATCAATCATTGGGTGGTTGTATGGGGCTGGGTTTCCATTTAGCCCATGGTAACTATTGCGTATCTCTTCCGCTGGATACATGCCGCCGTTCATCACTATATCATCGCATAGTGGAACAACATTTTTTATAACATAGTGCATATCGCCATCAATCACCTGCTCACTAATATTGCTCGCAGAATTGATAGTGGTGAGCACGTTAACTTGCAGCCTATTCATCGCGTAGCTCCACGGTTAGTTTGTGGTCGAATTATAACACAGGGAGATATAGCACCATGAGGCGGTAGCCAGTGCAAACAATGGCGAATTGGTGAGTGCGTATAGCGTGAGAAAGTAAGTGGTAGGGATTATGTTCATGGGCTACCTCCTGATTAAATGATAGCAGCCCATAATGAACAAAAGATATACGGCGTTAGTCTGAAATCACATCATCCATGAATGCAATCACAGCACCTGACAGGCAGAACAGAGCGCCATAGCAAATCATCTGGTACATAGTATCAGCCTCAAATACCCTTGCGAATGCGTAGGAGGATAAAATCCACAGTAATGGAATCATGCTCTGCCCCTCCACGCTCTAATCAATTCCTCTAGTCCCGCAAATAATAAGTAGCAGGAGAATAAAGTTAAAATCCAGTGGTCGGCGAACCAGTCCAGGAAATCCATCATAACCCAGCCTCCTATTTTGCACGATGAACGTACGACATAAACTTGCCAATCGGCATTTCCTTGCGGATTTGCGCAAGGATTGCGCCGTGCGGCATCCTTTCCTCGCCAAAATACAGTTTATCAAGTCGAGTTTTAATAAGTGCTCGCGTGCGCTTCATGTGGTCGCGTGCCTTAAGTGCTTTCTCATGCCATACGCGATCGTTCTTCTTATCTGCATATTGCAGTTGACGCTCAACGGTTTCAATTTCAAATGCTAGTTGCACGTCATAATCTTCAAGCTGAATGATGTCTGCCTTCATAATGTCGTTTAGTTGGATAATCATTTTTTCACCTCTAATCCTGCTTGCTCAATTGCCAGTTCATATGCATCCATTGCGTCACCAAATCCATTGGAGTAATTAACCGTGTGGCCTTTATTTAATGCCGCTCTTGAATCAATGAAATCCGGAGACTCAATCTCAATTGCTGCGCGTGATGCTCGCCATGCTTGCCATGCGCTATTTGTTGCTGGGTATAAGTAGCCGTCATTTTTAGTGGTAACAATAAAACCAGCATTGGTTGCCCACGCCTCAAACTGCTCTCTACTCGTCATCTTCACTTCCTCCACTACCCAGCCCATCTCTCTACGGTTATTGGCGATAAACTCATCTGATGTCACAAAGAGAGTCCTGCCAGATTTATGCTTAATAGCCCATCTCATTCAATACATCCTCAGCAAGTTTGTGGAACATGATTTGCACCCTTGCCACTTTTCGCCACTCCGCTTCGGTGAGAATCACATCCTCCTGCCGCGGAATTCCCGACATTTCGCATGGCGGCAGTGGCTCATACTCTTGTTTCTTGCGTTTGGCTTTCCCCATGCTGACCTCTTACGTTGCGAAGAAGTGAATTAAACATGCTGCTCACGTTAACTTCCTGCTCATGCCATGAATAACGCCACAGCTTCTTGTGGTGGTCATAGTTTCTCGTCACATTACCGTTATGAAACATAATGCGAATGCGGCTTTTCACGATTCGGTAGTCAATGCCAGTGGCGGAGCTGATTTCTTTCACTTCCGCGCCAGCGTTATCAATCAGGTGACACTTAATTGCATCATCAATACCTACCGCGTCCTCAGATATGAAATATTTATACTGCCACTTGCCGCCACGAATCACTGACTTCTCGCGGCAAATGAAGCCAAGAGCAAGCATCTCGTGAAGACGATGCGTTGTGGTGCTTGAATGTTTTCCTCCGCAATGCTTCTCAATGTATGCACGCGTTGCGCCGGGATGCATCATAATCACTCGCATGATTTGTGATTTATAGTCCATAATCTCGCTCCTCTGCTGCCTGATTGAAGTCGTCAGCGGTGTAGAGGTGTCCACCTCTTGTATTCCATTGCGTAGCCGCTGCCAACTTCGTTACATGAATATCACTTGAGCAGCCACATTCACACATGGCAAAATACATCCCATCATCGTTATATGGCTTAACTTCATTGCTACCGCAGAATGGGCACTCAAGCAGACCTTCATCATTCATCATCGGAATATATGGCGCTGTCATTTAACTTTCTCCCATAAAGAAACTAACTCAGTAAGTGATAATTTGCTTAAATCGCCCTTGTTTTCAATCATCCTGACTATTTGTTTTTTGCGAATCTCATTCTCTATGTCGTCAGTGCATTTTGATATGCTAACGATGTGCCACACGTCACAACCAACCTCAATCAGGTCTGATTTTCTGAATCTCCTTACGCTGCCTTTCTCTACTCCTTCTACAATCCATTGCTTAGTCGTTTCACGAACAATTCTTGAGATGGTTACACCATATCTATTTCTAATGACAACCTTGTCACCAACGCTTAAATCATTCACTTTATCCACTCCCCAAGATTATTAAATTTAGGCGTGTCGCCAGACCAGTCGATAACGTCTCTTTGCTGACTGCGCTTGCGTTGCAGACGGTTTCGCACCTCTCTCAGCTCACATTCAAGCCATTCGCGTGTGCGCTCGACTTCATTCAGTCGCTGGATTAGCGATTTTTCGTACAGTTCATCAGTTGTCATTGTGTGCTCCTCAAAATTTACCAACCGTTGCCATTCTCAGCAGTTCAGGAAGCACCCCGGTCGAGTAATCTACCTGCCCCTGATGATACCCTTCAAGGACCGCGTTTGTGAGATGCACAAGACACAGCTCAATGTCTTCAGCGCTTAATCCGCGAGCTTCAAGCATGGAGCGTAAATACTCACATCTTTCTGTTATTACTTTTTCTGCACTCATTCCACATCACCTTTTTCGTTGTGGTACAATCTACGTCAATAAGTATTGACCAAGTGGTGTAGATTGGTCAACAATAATTTTCGAGAAGGAGTAGTAAATATGCCAAGACCACGACGCGAGCCGATGGACATTATCACCAGCATTGTGGAGAAGCGGCAGCCGCTGACACTCCGTGATGTTCGCTACTTTGCCCGTTGCTATGTGGCGCTGGCTGATATGCCGAAGGATGAGATGTATGATTTGATTCGGGCCAATTTTAATGTTGATGAATACAACCGTGTCACAATGCCGTGACGCGAGATGATTAAGTGGAGAGAGAAATGACATTGAGGTATAAACTGCTTATGGGTGGGGTTGATGATTTTGATGGCGCACATCATGAGGATACTCACGCCTTTGTTCATAATAAAAATGGGTGGGTGACGTTCACTAATGACCCAAAGACCATTAATAAAGACCTGTTCACTCTGCTTGCTCACCGAGAACCGATAGCCAGCGAACAAGACCTCAACGATTGCATTGGCGCACCGGAGGCTGATAACAAATACCTGCACGAGATTAAGCCAGGTGTATTTGTCGATGTGTACGATGTGCTCATGGCGTGGAGTGTCACCAACCCGGCACTGCAGCACTTGATCAAGAAGGCGCTGCAGGCTGGCGATCGCGGACATAAATCACGCGAACAGGATTTACAGGACATCATTGACAGCGCAATTCGCGCAAAAGAACTGGAGATTAAATAATGTCATTCTGCGACATCACAATCGCGCAACGAAACGCGAACTTTACCAATATTGCTGACACATCCGCGCAACTGGTATCACTGAACAGGGACGGCAGCGCAGTGCTGAAAATCGGCACGGAAACAGCGCAATTCATCGTGCAGAATCTGTCACAGGCAAACGCAAAGCAGGTGCTGATTAGCACGGGTAGCGTGCTGTTTCTGGCGGGTAATTACAATGCACCTAACCTTGAGTGCTCACTGGTGCGCATCGTTGAAGCTACGGTTGAGGAATCTGTTGATGAGCCAACAACATTGCCAGCAGAGTGAGCCGTCCGCCTACATCGTTACGGATAATCGAGGCAAACGCTATCTGGTGTTTTCCGGCAGCGTTGAGCACCAGAATGCAATCATGTTTGGCTATGAAATGAAACCACTATATGAGTGAGGATGAAATGGAAGATAAGAATTACATTATTGAATTAACTGAGCGCGAAGCTAATGCCATTATGGATGTCGTGGAGTCTGTTGATGGATGGGTGAGCAATAACGCACTTTGCGACGCCGCAATGAAAATTGTTGATGCTATGAATGGACTTGAGATCAGGAAAGCACTTGACGAGTCCGAATCAATGGCTGGGCGCCTCACATTTACAGAAAGTGAAGCTGAAGAGAGAATGAGAAAGCTGTATGATAAATGAAATTGACATTGGTGTATTCTAAAACAAAGCCCCATTACGGGGCTTTTTTATTGCGCAGCGAATTATATTGCGCCTCACACGCTAATCCTGCTTCCCTTGCCCTGTCAGCGTAATCTGCCAGCTGTCGATTTCTCTCGACAGACCTTGCGAGCACGTCGGCAAGCAAAACTCCGGTATCTGCGGCTGGGTTGCCAATGGACTCAGTGGCGGAATATCCGACGAGCTGCTTGCGGATATTTGCGAGTTGTTGCTGCAACCTGCCAGACTTAGTAGCAGCATTGACAGCATCATTGCGCGCAGCATCAACCCTTTGCTGTGCGTCGGCCTGAATCTTTTGCAGTTCTGCATTGCGTCGTTGCTCCTCTTGTTCATCTGCGGCCTTCTGTTCGGCGATTGCTTTTGCATATCCAGCGGCATATTGCTGTTCACCATAACTGGATACTTTATTGGCAACCCACAGCGCGCCAGCGGCAACAATTATAATAATTGCCAGTGGTCGCCAGTATTTAGCGAGAATTGACATCATCGCGCAGCCTCTTATTCGCCTTATTCATGCCGTGCATTTTTCCGAGAATGCCAACCAGCATAATTGAGTAGCTCACACCCTTAACCACGATTGGCGGTAGTGCCGCTTTCAGGTCATCCGGCATCATTACCCATACATGCATCATTGCATCAGGCCATAGCTGCAACAGCGAGCAGAACGAAATCCACGCGCCGAGCAGCCAGTTGCTTAGCTTTTTCATGCCACAGCTCCGCCAGCACCCTTGTATACCTGAATCAGCTTATCCAGCTTCTGCTCATGCTGACCATATCCAGCGCCCGGCAGTGAGGCCCAACGGGAGCGGCATTTATGGATAGCATCAGCAATGCGACCAGCCTCGATGTCGGCAGTAGCTTTGCATTCACGGATTAACTGCATTGCAATGGCGTCCTGTGATGCTGGTGAGAAGTCAGGCAGGCGCAACTGCTTTTTGTACGCGTCATAAAACTTAGCCAGAACCTGATAGCGTCCGGCGGCAGTGGATTTGATGCCCAGCTTAGGAAGGCTAATCAGCTTGCGCGGGTGATCGGAATAGTCGGTAAACAGTGAGCCGCCAACAATCACATCATAACCATGATTATTGGTTTTCTGTCGCCCGTTATCCGTGCCTTCGCTGTACGCCAGCATATCCAGAAACGCCTTCATGTTTTTGCTAATAGCCATACCAGTAAACCTCTTTTTCAGCTATGCGTTTTGCTTTGTCGCCGGTTTTCTCGCCCCACACGATGAAATGCGCAACAGCACACGAGAAGCAGCGTAGATTGTGTTTTTTCAGAAGCGTTGATTTGCGGAAGGTGTCAATGCCAATGTCGGTAGCAAGGCTTGTCAGCGCGTCAAACTGATTCTGTGTTGTCTCGGTGGTGATGTAAGGCGATATATCCACGGCATCAGTGATTCCAAGCGTCTCCGCACCGCGTTGCGATAGTTTCATCCTGCCTCCTGTTCAAATAATGATTAATTCTATCACAATGGTGTTGACGTAGATTGAGTGGTGGTGCATAGTATCTACATCAATAGTGAGTGAGGAAATGAAGATGTGTGATTGCATGAATAAAATGGAAACATTACTAAAAGAAAGATTAATGGAAAGAGTACCGGAAGGCTCGGAGGTTAGCGATAGCATTTTTGATAAAACTGGATGGGATAACCAGTGCATGAGCTTATCATCAGGAAAGATTTGGGTGATGCTTAAGTATCGTCTGGCATATAAAGCAAAGAAGAAAAATGGAGAATTAGCCAAAAACTTCACACGACTTGAAACAAATGTGAAGATGTCATATTGCCCATTCTGCGGCGAAAAACAGGTCGATTAATCATGGTAATGGTCAAATTCAAAGAAAACCGACGCTGCGGAGTGTTCGGTCTTGAACAAATCAAAATCCGCCCGTGCGGGAAAGTGGTTGCGCCATTTGGTCTGGTGCAGGTGCGTGAATGCGAAATTATTGAATATATTAAGTGAGGTTGATGATGACGCAGCGCGAAGTGTACCAATTATTTACTGAATGGTTTGATTCGGTTGAGTTCGCAGATATGACTGATAGCGAAAAGGACAAGTTGTGGCATGGCTTTTCTGTTGGATATTGCCACGACAATAACAAGACCATGCTCGCAGCACTCCAGCAGCTTCTGGAAATATACGACGACAATTCGGGCAAAGTCTGGACAACATCAAGCAATCGTCGCGCTCTGGATAATGCGCGTGCGGCGGTTAATAAGGCGTTGGGAGAAACAAAGTGAGTGACCGTGACTTAGATAGAATTGAACAAATGCAGACCATTCTGCGCAATATGAAGTCAGACATCAAGCGACAACACAGGTTGAGTTCAATAAACAGCATGGAGTTAACCCCGAAGCAGGCGCAGAAGCGCAACGCAGACGCAGCATGGATAGCAATGGAACAGATTAAGCGACGCCATGAATTGCACGCCCTGTCTGTTGAGCTGGGATTCGCGGAACGAAGGGATGATTATAGTGCTATAGAGTTAACTGACGGATGGCATCGCTTTACTTACAAACCAAGAGAACCAGACTGAATCACAAGAAGTCAGCAAGCAAAGCTGCAAGCCCTCACTTAGAGGGCTTTTTTGTTATTGCTCTGGTTTGCCTCCGAGCTTTCTAATCATTTCTGCAGCAACGCACGGATCAACATTAAAAAATTCAGTCGCCCCATCGAAACCTGACAATCCAGCATTTAAGTCCTTTAGTTTCCTATGCGCAGCGCCTTCCGCTTTCCTTGCTTTGTAATAGCTTTCGAATGAGAACTGACACAACAAAGATATGGGAAGACCTGATTTTTTAGTTAGTTGCTGAATCCTTAGCGGAACGTTATTTGATAACCCTATCTTTATCATTCCATCTGCTTCCAACAAATAAACCATGGTCTTTTTGAATGGGTTTCTTCCTGCGCATTTTGCACACCCGCGACCCTTGGCGTGATGGCCAGCAAACTGGCGAAACCTACCATGAATAGGGCATATTATTTCAACCATGCTATTCATCCCTCTAAAAACCACCTCATCATATAAATATTTCCCGCCATGGGCCTCCTTGCATCTTGCTATGAAGGATTCTGTATCCATGCCACCCTTTCCACTGCAAACCCTGCACCCAATATTCCCCCTCAAGTGATCTCTTGCTATTTGCTGGAATTCACCATGCTTTTTGCACTTTATGGTTATCATTGACAGCATTCCAGAGTATTTGGTTGGTGAATAATCATAAATATCATGGTTTTCACTGGGAATCATATCCATAAACTCATCATGACTATACCCGTTATGCATGCCCCTGCCTGGCCTGCACTTTCTGCATCCGTTGCAACCGTTGAGGTGATCATTTGGCGTCTGTTTAAATAACACATCATGCTGAATACATCTAATGATTACTGGCAATTTCCTTTTGATGTATTTAGTTTCTGAATAGTCAAATTTATCGCCGTGAATTAACTTAGCGCGAGAGATGAATTCTTCCGTGGTGAGTCTTTTTGACATGATAACCTCGTGTAGGTTCGTGATGAAGATTGCAGCAGGGCGTCACGTTCACCTTTTCGACTGGCCGGTCTAGCTGCGTTTATAATTATATCACTCCGCTTTGTGAGCTGAAAGCCACTTATCTCTTGCTAATATCATCCTTTCAAGAGAAGATTCAAGCATAATCACATTACCATTTTCATCTAGCAGGCATGGCGTTTGGCCACAATGGCACCGAAATCTATTTCCGTCCTTGCTGTAAAACTCTTCCACCTGTTCTGGCGAGTACGCCTTAGAGTGTCTGATGGCGTGAGTTTGCCTAGTTGTTGGTAATAGCGCAGACACCCAAAATAGGGCGCTATTTAGCCCCAAAATAATCTTTGATTCCTGAACCTCGTCAGACTGTGACTTTCGTAAAATACCTGTAAGCTCGGTTTGGGCGATATTTTTTGCTCGCGATTCACTTACACCAACGCGCTTAATGATGTCTGATTCAATATCTCTTGGATTAGAACCAACGGCGATAGCATTCATGATCACTTGAGACAGATCATTGCGTGCCGCATCGCCAATTCCAACCCAATCACTGTAAGTGGCGGCATTGGCAATAGACAGGCGCTGCAAATATGGCTCCGAGTAAATAATGTCTGCAATTGAACGGCGCCCAGCATAGAGTGGAGACATGGCTGCCAGTTGCTGTTGCGCCTCGACCGTTCCAGCAGAATAGGCGTCAGCGACATAAATTGACATCCAGAACTGACCAGCATCCATTGGCTGAGTATCATCAAGCAGTATTTCATCAATTAGCTGTTGCAGCGCCTCATTAAATTGAGCTGCCCTAGCGGCTGAAAAATCATACCTGTAACCATAGGCATCAATGGAGTTAATTGCGGCAATTGGAATTGACCTGAATAAGTCTATGACTGACGATTTAAGGCGCTTGTATCGCGCCTCAATCTGTTTGTTTGCCTTGCTTAGTCTCCTGTTAGCGCCAACAGGGTCTGTTTTGCTGGTTGGTATTTTCGGACCAACCAGTCTGGCACTAACCTTAAAGATTTTGATTTTCATCGTCAGGATTACCCTCTGTGACGATCTGAATTTCTTCAATCGGGTCCATGCCAACCATGCCGCGCGCTTCATCGACGGTCAGTAGCGCAGATTGACCAGCATCAAAGAACGACTTATTCGCAGTGGCGAGTTTAGCCAGCAATTCAGCCTTATCCAGTTCAGATGGTGCCAGCAAGTCATCCCACTTAACTTTGTAGCCATTTCCCGGGGCTTTATCGACAATGCCGAACTGAATCATGCGCTCAACGAACATTGAGATGACATAGTCAACCCATGTTTCTCGGCGCTGCTTGGCGGTCATCGCCTCCTGCATCTTGTCTTCATCGCTTGCAAGGCGTCCGGTTTGCTGCCCAAAAATGACGGTGAATGGAAGCGCCATTGATGCAGCGAACTGGTTGGCGGCCACTTCCCATGTTGGTTTCGGGTCGGCGGGCGTCACAGCGAGCACCTTTGCATCCGCCCCCATTGTGAACATGGCTGCGTCAATCCCTGAGTTCAGCGCCTCAATGTTCTCATTCATGATGTCGGTGAGTTCTTCAATATCGACACCCATCGACTGAGCCAGGCTTGCTGGCGTTACGTTATCCTTCGTGTAGTTAACCGCCAGCTGGCGACTGGCATTCTTCAGGAAGCCCTCCGCAGAGCTACCGGAAACTTTAGCCATATCGATAAGGCTGTTGTATCCAGCGCGCAACATCGGGATGCCACTGAACATGCTACCGTCAAAGCTACCCTCCGCAAGAACGATGATGCGGTCGGGGTGAATCTGCACGGAACGCTCAGGTTTACCGTCACTATCGAAATCTTCAACGGCGCTTTCCTGATACTCGTACATCTCAGGCATGCCGTAGTCTTCGCTGGTTTCGTCGTTATTCCATGCACTGACGCGGAGCTGCTCTTCCCATACAGGGATAAAGCGAACAATGGATTTATCTTTAATTCGGCGGGTTTTGGTGATGTCTACTGGCTCACTCCATTGCTTTCCATCGCGGATTTGCAGGATAACAGCAGAGTAACGGTTGATGGCGTTGCGCTTGTCAGCCTCTTTGATGAACGGGTAGGCGCGTTTCATCATGTCGTTGATGGACAGCTCCCACGGTGTTGAGTTCTTGTCATCCTCGCCATCTTCAACCACTTCTGGGTATTTCTGCCAGCATTTATTAATAATACGGTTAATGCCAGCTGCGGCGGCTGGATGTCGCTCGTATGCATAGCGGAACATCTCGGCGGTAATTTCCTGCGGGTATCCGCACTCCTGCCAAAGCCTGTCATGCTTCTGGTCCAGATTCTTCCCGACAGCACAAAGCCTTTGTTGCTGAAGCGCCCGGTTATTGTTCGCCACGCGGTCGCGTATATAAGCGTTTAGTGCATCAATTTTTGACATATGTCACCAATAAAAATCCCATCACGTTGGATGGGATTATAACATGGTCACTTGTTGCGATTTCTGTATGCCGGATAGAATTTTGACAGAGGCCACACCCAGAATTTCCAAAGCATCTCGTCATAGCTTGGCAGTGCATCATGGAATCGCTTTCCGGCAGCGTATCCGTCATGGTCTTGCTGGTAGAAATAATCTATAAACCTTAATCTTGCCTCATGTATAGCTTCATTTCTGGCTAGCATGTAAAAACAAAACACAAGCCCAATAATGCATAACGCCATGATAAACATGAAAACCAATGTAACCTTGTCCATCATTTCACCTCGCTTACGACGCCAGACTTCATCCACTGATTAAACGCGTAACATTCAATCCTGTCACCGCTTACTACTTGATGGCATTTTGCAACCAATTTAGCGCGATTGCTGCGCAATCCATGATTCGTCCATACATCTTCGACGCGCTTTCTGGCTGCAATTGAATATTCGTGAACCTCTTTTCTTGTCATCACTCACCTTCATTTGAAATATTGATACAACAAGCATGGCACAACACCAGTCATCACAGCGAAAAATGAACCAATCATGAAATGTATCTTGCTTGGCTCTTGCACTCCGGCTGCTATAAACCACCAGAACATAAAATTAAGCGGAATCCAGAACGACCAGAATAGCGCCATCACTCCACCTCATCATCAACGAGCGATCTGAACCATGCGGGGTATGACTTCGCCCCAAGTTTATAGTCAATATTCTGCACGTAACGTGCCGCATCTTTCAGCTTGTTGGAAAGATAATAAAGTGACTTTCTTGCGCCAATAAGCATGGCGCCGCAGATTAGCATCACAATCAGATGCGGATTTATGATGCAGAATAGGGTTGTTTTTACCGCTTTCATCACTCCACCTTTTCGAACTTATCAATGACAACATCAATACCTTGCTCTCGTAGCTTGGCAACCGTAGCATCAGAGAAGAATTTATCGAACGCCGTCACGGCGCTATCAGCAATTGCGATTCTTCCTATCCTCTCAGCAACGCAGCCATTACTGAGAATTGCTTCAGCATGAATAAAATAAACGCTCATCACTCAATCTCCTCACCATTAACCCAGCGTTGCAGCACCTCGAAAAGTTGCGCAGCCTGTTGTTTGTCGATAACTACAATGTGCGTATCTTGGCAAATCATGCCGCCATCAGTAACACCGCCGCACATAACATCAATATCAGGATACTCTTCACTTTCAATAATCATCACTCACCCTCTCAAAAAATCATTCTTGCAGCAGATACCAGTGTATCCGCGCTTCTCTTGCAGGTTAACGAAAACATCATCCAGAACGCGCAACAGGAAGTCCTCGTCAATATCGTATCGACGGCAAATCACCTCATCAGGCACACCAGCCCGCGCCAGTGAATAAACCTGCTCTTTTTCCTCCTGTGTGAATCCTGCATAGCTGCGCATAATGATGTCTCCGATAAACCTGATGTAGATTATACTATGCGCTCGGTGTAGATTGGTCAAGTTCGGTGGTGCAGATTTATTAACAACAATAATAAATGTTGACGTAGATATGATGGTGATGTAGATTGAGGTCATTGATGCGGCAATTGCGCTGCTAACTAAAAGAGGAATAGATGATGGGTTGCGATATTCACATGATTGTTGAAGTAAAGCAGACTGTTAACGGCAAAACAAAATGGTTCAATTATGACCATTTCCGAAAAAACCTGTATTTTGGAGAATTTGAAGACGAGCGAGAGTGGGAGCGCATTGATCTTTGCCGCGACCGCAATTATATCGCCTTTTCTCAGCTTTGCGGTGTCCGTGCGTATGTTGAAAATTCACCACGAATTTCAGAACCGCGAGGAGTGCCGGAAGACTGCTGCGATTACACCCGCGAGGAAATTGAACGCTGGGGTAGTGACGGGCATTCCCATTCATTTGTCACGCTGGCTGAAATCCGCGACTTTCGCGAGAATCTCAAGCCCACACCACTGAATGGCATGATTAGCCCAGAGCAGGCGCGTGATCTGGATGAGAAAGGTAAGACTCCGGAATCTTGGTGTGGATGGACAAGCAATGACTCATGGGTTTACCGTGAGTGGGAAAGTAAAATCGATGCGCTCAAGTCAATTCATGAGGCGCTTGAGCAGCGCGCGCTCGAGCGTTGGTGGCTCAAAGAAAACATTGAGCCTGATAATATCCGACTCGTTTTTTTCTTCGATAACTGATAAGCTGAAGCCCTCAGATGAGGGCTTTATTTTTATCGCCTGCGCCGGATTAGCATCCCGCTACCGCGCTGAACGATGTGGTCATTGAGTGCGTAACGAACCGCATCCCAGTAGTGGTTGTATGCATCAACAATATCAGTCAGTACATTCCCTGTCAGCTTATCAACCTTATAGCTGTACATCGCCGCCTCATTCTGCATCTCCTTGCATCGTTCGTGAATGACGATGCTGTCACAACCTCGCAACCATGTCACGCCATCCTCAACACTTCCAGGCCATTTCGTGCATGGGTGAATGTCAAATCCAGAACGCTTGATGTGGCTGATGGTTTCTGGGCGCGCGCAGTCCGCATACCATCGCGCTCGCTTAGCCATCGGGAATGATTGTTCCATCGCTGCTGGCGTATCGGTAATCTCAAGACCGACCTTGCCGTGCTCGCGATTAATATAAATATTGCGCTGCCCGCCTGGTAACTCTTCGATATACACTTCAACCATTGCGGTAGGGTCAGTACTGAACCCGAAATCCATCCCGAAGTATGGGCCATGCCATTCAGGTTTGACCTCGAAGTTATCAATGCGCCACTTGCCGCCGAAAACTTGTTCGTCGCTACGCTTGTTAAATTTGCCTTCCCATATCCACATGTAGCGGTCGAAGTCAACGCGCTTCATTTGCTCCATAGCGGATGGCAGGGGAGTGTCCCAGAACCACGGGTTGTCTGAATAGTTACATTCGATAATCAGAATTTCATCGTTTTCGAATATGCCATCAACCATCTGCGAGTGATAAGGTGCAATCCAGTTTTTCCACGTCGGGTCTGTATCCTTATTTGGGTTGAATGAACACCACAACTCGGAATTGGCAGCACGAATGGTGGGCACAAGAATATCCCAGCTTGTCTGGCTGACGTTCTCTGCTTCCTCTACCCAACCAACGGTAATGCCAGCAAAACCCTTAACGGTTGTCTGATTGCGATACAGCCCCTTGAAGCGAAACTTTGCTTTGGTCTTCTTGTGTGTTATCTCGTTGTTGACAACACGAAACTCGGCGGACTCGCCCTTGCGGGCTATCTCATCAACAAGTTCCTGATAGCTTGAATCCTCAATGGATTGCTGAATCTCACGAAAGCAGGCAAAGCGGTCAGGTCGAAATCTTGCTCGCTCGGTAAGGATAGTGATAATCGTTCTCGTCTTGCCTGACCCACGGCCACCATAGACAAACTTGAATCGTTTGGGGTAAAGCAGGCGTTCCAGCTTTGCGGGAATCAGGTGGTCGGCATGAGTGGTTGCATTGGTAACGTCATCAACGCCAGTAGCAGTCATCCTTAACCGCTTGATGACATTCTTATTCATATCGCAGATACCAAAGATGGCTGACTCTGCAACATCTGTCATTGCATCATCAATCTGTGCCTCCAGCTTTTCAATTGCCAGCGCGGAGAGGCGTTTACGAGCCAT